ATTTAAGTGCAGTTGCTCTTGCAGTATTAGTCATGCCAAATTCAGACCTAAAAATCTGAGTTTGTCCATAACCTGTACTGTATGGATTGTCTTTCCATGATTTACCAAGTAATGAACTTCCTTCTTCGTAAGATGTACCTGCTACTTGAACACGCATAGCTTCAAGGTTACCTGAAGAGCCTTCGGCTCCTGAGATTTCCTTGTCGTATACTTGTGAAACAGGTGTATTACTTGCATATGAAGTAAGCTCACCGCTTGCCGCCCTAATAACCTCACCAGTAACAAGTTTAACTTGCATACTATTCTTAGTAACCTCAGCTCCAACAGCAGAAACTTTAACTAGTGCATAATCACTAATTACTGTTCCACCACCAGCAGTTGCAGAGAGATTAACTCTAAGAATTTGGTTAGGCATTAGGAATTCTGGAGCAGTTCCGGTCGCACCTATTGCAATCGCTCCATTTGATTGTCCATAGATGTTTTGTAAGTTACCAGCTGACTTATAGTCTGTAGCCATGTACATCTTCACAGTATCTTGAAGGGCAATTGCTTCGTGGTCCGAAGACCCTACCGTGCATTCAATGAAAGAGGCATTATTGAATGCGTCACTTCCACCTTCTGTTACTTGTCCAACAACATAACAATATCGCTTCATCCACGATTGTCGTTTTTCTGTGAATTTAAACTGCGGGTCGTCTACTGGTTTTTTAGCTACTGTCGAAACAAACCGAAAAAACGGTGTTTGGTCGATAGCTAATTCTGAAAACCTCTGGGAGAAATCATATCGTCTCCTGAGGTCACCAGTTGATAGACCTGATGCAGCTATAGCTTTACTAGACTCGGTAAGTCCTGAGCTGGTAGCTAGTTTCAGGGGTGTAACCTGAGGGTAGCTTGTATCAGCCATTTTTATTTACCTTTTAGTTTAGGGTTATAGTCCTATATCGTCGAGTCTCTCCCCTACACCTAAAAGTTGGTCAAATACTTGGTCATCTAAAGACCGTTCTTCTCGCGGTGCTGTTCCCACAGATGCTAAGCTTTGCGGAGTTTTACGCACATTTTTCATCTGGTCCATTACCTCATTCCTCGCACTATTTGCAGCATTACCTGCTGCGCTCTCACGATTTTTAAGATAATATACATCTTCTAATGTTAGTTTACGATTCTTTGCAAATTCAACAAGGGAATCATAATCCCCATCAGATATATCATACTTTGAACGAAAATTTCGCTCTTCAGTACGATGTCTATCTTTAACTTGTTGGTCATTTGCAAATTGTCCTAATCTCTTTTGTACAACCCCGTCTACTGTAGCATTAAATAGTTTAGCACTATCAGAACTTGGATTGGATACTGCGTCATCATAGTCAAATACCATATCCTCATCAATTCCCAATCTTCCTTTTAAGTCAGTAGGCGTAGAGCCTCCACCCTCAAAATAATCTTTCACATGAGAGATTAAATCAGGGTCTTCTTTCATCGCATCTAGAATAGGTAAATACGGTTCAATATCTCTAAGCTGGCTGTTAAGCCTTTTTGCTTCACGAGATGAATCGCTATACCTCTTCTCTAATGTAGCAACTTCATCGTCGCTACTAGAAGATTCTACAGGGTTCTCTTGCGGAGAAGTTGTCTGCGTTGTCTCTTCGCTGATGGTGCTCCCCATCACTTGTCTATCAAGCTGGTTAAAAAAATCATCAGCTCCTTGAGTCTCAACTGCAACTGGGTCTTCTAATGTATTGATGTCCACATCTCCAGAGTTATCAGTTATTACTTGTTGTTCACTCATTTTTACTCCTTTTTCATGTTAATAATTTATAATTATTTCTTTTTTGAATCAACTGCTTCTTTTTTAACTTTCTGTACTTCTTTTTTGGCTTCCTGCTGTGCCATTTTAAATACTTGTCTTGTCAGCTTTTGTTCCGCTTCTGTCTGTAAAACTTGTTGCTGAGTCTTCTTATCTCCCTCATTTATCTTCAATTTTATACCCGCTTGTACTATTTGTCTTTCAAGCGTTTCATTCTCTCCTTGCAACTCTTTCATATTCTCTTCCATCTGAGCAAGTTGATTCTGCATCTCAGTATATAACGACTTTCTCTTTAAAAGTTGTTTTTTATTTCGTATATCAGTGACTTCTATCATTGCAATATCATCAATCAACCCTCCTTCAAACCACTTGAAGTACTCATCTTGCAAAGCCCATCTATTTATAGGTTGAGTTGAACCTGCAACAATTCTTACATCAAACCTACCAGTTTCATAGTCATTCCATCTTCCTATAACTTCACCAAAGTCATTATATATTGGGATATTAAGTTCTACTGAATTTACTTCTGCGTCAGAAGCCCCAGCCTCAGGCTGGACTATTCTAAATACTTTATTAGCTTGATATGTTTGCTGAGCTACAGTCTTAAATAATTTACCTAATTGTTCAAGAGCTGGTTCTACAACATTATTAGTCCATTGTCTAATTCTTCTTGTCCCATACTCATCAAGAGCTAACATTCCTCGATAAGTATCATGCTGAGGTTCTCCTACTCCTTGCATTTGAGAAGCAATGCCAGAAATATACTCTAAATCTTGTTTCCCCTCTTGGGTAATTGTATAAAATGCATTATTAATTGGGACAGGTTGAACAGGCTTTGGGACTTCAAATCCTTGTCTATACTTCAACATAGCTCCAGGGGCAGACGAGTACCTCTCCCACTCATCTTCATCAACTGAGCCTTCCGTATATAGCCACCTCAAATTAGAAGCAAGGTTGGCATTATGAATCATAACTTGATGGGCTTTGTTTATTTCTTGCTGTTTTCCTATCATAGGCGTTACAGCACCCATTGGATATGGAGTTCCTGTATGTGTATAACACACTGGAACTATAGGATAGTTATCTAAATCAAGTTCTTGTTCATATAAAAAAGCATCCCCTGCTGTGCAGGTTAGCATTATTCTTGATTGAAAGAAATCTACAACATCAATAACCTGTTGAGCAAAGGTTGGTTCTTCTAGCATTTTATCAAATACTGCTTTATCCATTACCTGTTGTTCAACTCTTCCCTTAGCATCAATTAGTTTGCTTTGCAAACTAGCTTGTTGTTCTTCAATCTGTCTTTGAGCCTCGGTTTGAAATTTTTCTAGTTCTAATGTTGCTCTATCTGGAATTATCTCTCCAGCCTCAACTGCCGATTGTAATTCTAATTGTTTTTCCTGAATCTGTACTTTTAATTCTTCTTGTAGTATTTCAGTCTCTCTTTGGACTTCATTACGAATCTCTTTCATTTGCGCAGGAGAAGGAGGATTCTTTATATATGTGTTGACCATAGCTACTTTTGTTCTAGCATAACACTCATAGAAATCAATCATTGGTTGTTGTTCGCCAGTCTCAGGGTCGTAAATATCAGCCCAATTTATGTCACTATGTTGTATTGATTGACTAGCCTGCTTATCTCGTGCTGATGTTTGCTTAGATTCTGGAGAACCATTTGCTTTATTAATTTTAGCCTTATACTGAGGCATAAGTTTAATAAGTTGGTCTTTTGGCATATTCTTCTGAATAATGATATAAGACGCATCTCTAAACATAATATCTCTAGAGCTAGGGTCTACATATATGTCATAAGGGTCTACAGAGGTAAACATAACCTCTCCCATCCCCCTATCAGCATCTGGGTCTACAGTAACTGCAAAATATCCCACTCCTTTTACTAAAGAATCGTGTATTACCTGCCCAAACAATCCTTTTCCACCAGATAAATGCCAACAATACTCGGAAACTGCACTATGTAGTTGAGCTACATCAGTATCACTACCCTCTGAAGCTATAGCCTGCCACTTAGGATTATTAGCGGTAACAAAATATTTCATAATATCAATAGCTGGTGTGATTCTATTGATAATAAAATCTGGCATACCTGATTCTACTAATGCATCTCTCTCATCTTGAGTTAATTGGTCGTTTAAGTAAAAATCATTTGAAGCCTGACTGTCATTATACCACTTTCTCCTTGAATAATTGTTACTCTTCCTCCATAAATCAAGGATTAAGTCTGCTTTTTTTGGTCTACCTTTTTTTGCCATTATAATAAATATTTCTTACAAGCATCAACAAAATGCTCTGGGTCTCCCTTACCATCCTCTGTATTGTAGTATTTTTTCCAGTAATTCGCCTGACCCTCTATGGTATTAGGCATACGCTTAGGGACTCTCCAATACTTTAATCGACAATGGACAATACCTGCAGCTATGTTCTTTTCTAATATATCTTCCCATTTCGTCTCATTAAAATCTTGCCAATGTTTAACATCAACATAACTGGCTTTAGCACACTGTTGCATCAATTTCGGGCGATGCTTAAGATAGTGAACTAGGTTATCTACTGCGGTCGCCGCCTCTACCTGCCAGAAGCTTCTCGCTGGACCGTCTCCCATCTGTCTTATGTACTCATACCTACTTTCAACAATACCAGTACCTAATACAAGATTAACGGCATCGTCTGAAGCAAACTTGCTCCCCATTTCAGAACAAGTCCTTTTTACTAAAGATTTCATTTGTGTTATACTAATCATCAAGCAACAAGCCAACTTTTGGCTTTTCTTTTAGTTTTATGCCACTTTTTCTCTTTATTTTGAGATAAATTAGCAGGAAATGCGTATAAATTCGCATAATATAGAGCCTCAATGGTATCATCATGAGCCATTCTTGGTCCAAATGTAACTATTTCATTGATTAAATCAAACTGATTCTCTTTAATATATATTGCCCCGAGTGAAAAACGACCAGAAAGACCGCTATAAATACGATTTCTCTTCTGAGTCCCCCCAGGTTTCTCTGGAATCACAGCAATATTAAATTTATTCAATCTTCTTCTTTCGTCATTGAGAGCTTGAAAGACTGACCTATTCATCGCTACATCCTCCACGGTAGAACTTGTACAACTGTATTTCTCATGAAGTTCCATAATATAATCAACAACTCCTTTTTTGTCAATTATCTTACCAGAACTGTCTTTAGCACCCAATGTTGGTATACTTCTATGTCTTTCATACTCTAAGACGTATAGATTATTGTTGACATCCACCGCAACAACCATGATAACAGAAAAGTCAGACTCCTTAGTATCAATATCAGTGGCAGGGTCACAGCCACTAAAAGTATTAACAGGAATCCTTTCGCCATCAATACTAATGTAGTTTTGTGAATCAACCCTCTCATAGAATCCATCATAGTATTGTATATGTTTATAAGTCCATACTGCATCTTCAGCACTCATTACCTCCATCATATATTCTTGATAAAACTTAGAAGGAGTCCCAGAATCTCTGTAGAACTTCTTCTTCTCTTCTAATTTGCTAACAGGAAACCAACTAGACCACAATGGAGAACCATCGTCTTGTATGGCTTTATATGTTATAACTTTCCAAGCAAATTCTTTAGAACCCTTTTTAGCCTTCGCATGACTAGTAAGAAGATTGTTAATAAAGGAATCATAATGTACGGGAGTACCATTAACACGGAGCCTACCAGTATGAGGCTCAAGAGCGGGATAAACAACAGCTGTGACCAAATTGGCGTTCTTCGCTCTTGCGTCTTGTGTAATTGTATTCTGTTCATGCTCAAAGTCATCTAGTATTATCAGGTCGTATCTTTTGTGCAGTTTTGCTCCTCCCCTGATTCCCGCAACGTTTGACTTTGATATTAACTTGCAACCATTTGTTAGCTCTATATCTTCTTCTGTCCATTTTCTACCCTTCAACTTACCAAAATAATAAATAATTTTTTCATTATATTCAAAATGATGTTTAATATAATCCATATTACCAACAGATAGTCTTTGAGTAGCTGACACCCAAGCATAAAAATGCATATCAGTATCTAGAAAGACAAAGTCTTTTATTATACTTGCTTTAGTTAGAACAGTCTTTCCATGCCCTCTAGGAAGAATAATAGCAAGTTGTTTAACATTGTCATTATCAATGGCATCAGCCATCTCATAGTGGAAAGCTGGAGTCTCGCTTCTTAAGAAGTCATTAGGAAGAAACAACTTCCCAAAGACAATCAAATCTCTACTAGCTAATCTTAAAGACTCTTCAGCCTCACTTATATTATGTTTATTTATGTTTGCCATCTGGCTTTATATTCTTTTTTTGTCCCCACCACCAACCATTTCCATTTTCTTTAAAACAAGCATCTCTGTCTTTTATATATTCAGGGTCATTAGGAGCATCCCCTTTATATTTCCAACCAGTTCTAGTGAGTCTCCAATCATAGTCTTTACTTTTCGCTGGCATCTTCTTTAGCCTCTTCTTCCTTTTTCCTTTTAGCTAACTCATCGTCAATGTATTCAGCTAACTTTTTCGAAATCTTTGTCATACTGAGATACGCACCAAAAGTGTTATCAACTAACTCTACTCTCTGTTGAAGTGATTTAACCCACCCTATTAGATTTTGTTGTGATTCTTGCAATTGAACTATAGCTTGTACTAGGTCTGCTATCGTTGGTTTTGCCCTCTTTTTCTTGCTCATAATACTCCTCATTGTATTCGTCTGCCGTAGTTGGCTCGACGCAGTTGTCACATATACCATCACTATTCATAGTAACACTATCACACTCATGACACATGAAAGGTGTAGGCATTTCCTATTTATTCTCCTAATTTAATAAGTCCTTGGCTTC